GGTTCTGGACTTGATGAAAATTCATCTTTAAGTACCTTACCTAAAGGTTGAAAATTTGCTTAACGTAAAAATATAAAATCAACCAATTAAAATAAAATTAAATGGCTAATCAGCTATCAAAATTCGGGATGTTAGAATTCCAATCCTTTAAGGGATTGGCTAAGGAAAACCATCTTGGTGCAATGTATTCCCTCGCACCACAAAAGGCTACTGAAAAAATGGTTCAGTTGCTTGCAAACTATAGAGGTAAAACTCTTGAAGATTATTTAAAACAATTTCCTATTAAGTATTTCGATGATGATAACGATTATACATGACAGGTCATCGGATCCAGTCGTCGTAATATCGAATTAGTTGAAGCTCGCCATGATGATGGTTCAGTTGTAGACAATTCTGAATTTGCTGGAACTGCTGGCGCACCGTTTTACTTGGTATTCGCAGAAGACTGGTTCGGCAAAGGCGAAATCATCGTAGGTGAAAAGAATGAATTATATCAGATACGTGTTCTTGCAGAACCTCGTGCTGAAGGTTCAAATTGGGTTTATAAATGCGAAACAATGGGTGGACTTCTTACTGGAGTTCCTGCCTCTGAAGTTGCCGCTGGTAAACGATTCTCATTCGAGTTTGCTCCAGTTGAATCTAGTCGTTCTAAAGGTGTTGGTGCTGTACGTTACACTACTCCTACTGCAATGCGTAACGAATGGACTACAATTCGTTTGAAAGAACGTGTTCCTGGAAATATGCTTAATCGAAAATTGGCTGTTCCAATTACCATGAAAGACGCCAACAACAACAATGTTGAAAGCACAATGTGGATGCACTATGTTGAAATGAAGGTTGAAGAAACTTTCTCTGAATACAAATGTAATGCTATTATGTATGGTAAATCCAACCGTAATACCAATGGTGAGTATTTAAACATTGGTGATTCTGGTGAAGTAATCAAGACAGGTGATGGAATTAGGGCTCAGATGGAAGTCGCTAACGTTCAATACTACAATGATTTTGACATTAAATTGTTGGAAGATGCATTACTTGAATTATCTGCTTCTAAATTAGACTTGTATAATAAAGATGAACGTACATTTGTATTCCGTACTGGTGAGCGTGGTCTTGTTAAGTTTAATAAAGCCGTTAAGGATATGGTATCTGGTTGGTATCCAACTGGTCTATTGACTTCAAGTGTAAACAACCCTGGTGTAATTAGCAAGTCTGGAAGTAAAATTCATGATAACGCTTTATCTGCTGGATTCCAATTCACTGAATACAAAGCTCCAAATAACATTACAATTCGCGTTGAAAGCGATCCATTGTATGATGATTTGGTTCGTAATAAAATTATGCATCCAGAAGGTGGTCCTGCAATGTCATATAGGTTTGATATTTTGTACATTGGTACAATGGATCAACCTAATATACAGATTGCTAAGATTAAGAATCAGGATGAAATGCGCTCCTATAGGTGGGGCATTCGCAATCCGTTAACTGTTAGCGGCTTAGCAGCGTAAGCTGTTTCGAAAATGGTTCAAATTGCTGGAAACTCTTGCGAGATCAATTGTACAATAAACTGTAATAATCAATTGAATAAAGACAATCAGCAGCCAAGTTACATTGTGAAATGTAGAAGGTTCAACGACTAAAAGTTCCACGTCCCTACGGGATGGTGATATAGTCTGACCTCTATGGAGACATAGAGAGATTAGCAGAAATGACTAGTCCACTAATTTATTAGTAGTAACAATAGTGTCACAGGTGCAATGGGTAATCCATATATGTCATTTGAAGAAGATGAAGCAGAATTCCACCGCTTCACTCAACTTGGAGTGTTCATTTTGGACCCAACAAGAACAATGAGTATTATCCCATCTATTTTAGGATAATCAAATAATAAGCATATAGCGGAGTGATCTGCTATATGCTACTTTAATTAAATAATTACATTAACAAAGGGAGAAGAATTAATGGCAAAGAGTAACGAAGTCGAAGAAGTGGAATTAATTTCATGTCTACGCAATGAGAAAGTGGTGATTAAATTTGCGCCACGACCAAATAAAGATATCACAGATCCTAAACATGAGGTTTACGGTGGTATGGCAAATGGTGCTGTAAGAATCTTTACAGTACAGATGCAAAGAAATTTTCAATTAACCAATCCATTGACAGATTCTGAGAAAGCATTCTTAGAAGAATATATGGGTATGGAAAAGAATTCATTATCAATCTATAAAAAAGTTGATAACTTCTGGCGTAATCAAAAAGTCATTTTAAATAAGTCTAATACATATTTAGATTTGTCAATTCCAGAAGATTATATTAAATACAAAATTTTACTTACAAATAAGGATTTGATTTGTCCATCATTAAAAGAGTTTACTAATGCTCGCAAGGAAACTTACCAGTTTTATATGGTAAACGAAGATGAGGAAATGAAGCAAAATAATACAAGTATGACATCCAAGATGGAGGCTATGCTTGAACTTGGCAAAATCCTTGAGAATAAACAATTACTTAAATTCATTGTTGAGTCAGTTACTGGTCGTGGACTGTCTAAAGCATCTAAACTTGATATGATTCAATCAGAAGCATTCAAAATTGTAGAAGCAAACCCTCGCTCATTCTTAGACGCTGTAAAGGATCCTAATCTAAAGACTAAGGTGTTGTTATCTGAGTGTGTAGAAAGTGGCGTGGTAGTCATTAGAAGTGGTCTATACTATACAGCGGATGGACAACCACTGTGTGAAAACAGTGAGGATTCAAATCTATCATTTGCGGTAAAATATTTAAATAGTCCAAAGCGACAAGAGGTTCGTATGACACTTGAAGCAAAACTTAAAGCTAAAAAAGAATAACTTAAATGGCAAATAACATAGTAATTGATTCTACATGGGTCAGAGATAGATTCAATCTACAATATAATAACGTATTTAGCAATCAAGCTCCAGGTCTTGTAGATTATGAAATTTCTATGTATTTGACTATGGCTCACATTGAAATTATTGATGAGTATTCTGCAAGTCTTGATTTATTTGAAAAATATAGATCTATATTAACATCCTACATGCTAGAAGAACACTTAACGGTATCATCACAACCATCTAGTACCACTGATCGTGGAATAGAGTATCAGACGTTTGAATTTACAGAAAATTATTGGAGAATATTAAAGGAGTACGCTAAAACAATATCAAATACGGTTGGAATTCCAATTAAGCCAATAACATATGATGGATTCAATACAATGTCTCAAAATCCATTTAAGAAACCTAATGGACTTAAAGGGTGGAGACTTGATATAAATGCAGATCCAACTATTGATGCCAAAAGGGATGTAAAGATTATGTATAAAAGAATGTCCGATTCTGATTATATAACTGAATATGATGTTGTATATTTAACTACACCTAAATCATTTGATTTAGAATCAGATATTATTCCAAATTCATTAGATGAAAATCCGTTTCTTTGCGAGAAAGTAATTAACAGATCTGTAGAATTGGCTACAAGAGATTATCGCGATAACACATTACAATCACAAGTTCAGATAAATAAAAGGTCTGAATAATATTAATTTAATACCATAAATAAGAAATGGCAACATTTTCTAGTAACTCCGTTAGACAACTTTACGTTGCTAACACATCAGGAACCGGTGGTTCTGGTCAGTATTCAAGCGCGGTTAAAACCGTTGACAATGAGTTGTATCTAAAGTTTACAAACGCATTGGGCGAGAATGTTATCAGTCCACGAATTCCTATCTCTAAAATTAAGAGTATGTCAAGTAAACCGTATGCTGCAAAGGTATTGCGTTCTGACACTATTACTATTAATACCGCAGTGGTTGGTCAAACCTATAACATTCGTTTTGTATTCCGTAATTGGGGTAGCGGTGCCGCTGAAAATCAGTATTTTAAATACAGTGGAACCTATAAAGCTGTAACTGGCGATACGACTACTACTATTGCAACTGCGTTAACAGCATTAGCTGTAACTAATTTTGCAAGAGAAGCAACTGGTTTGTTGACAATTACATCTTCTGGTGCTGTTATTACGGTAACTGAGATCGCTCAACCTTGGGTTCGTGGAAAACAACAAGGACGTCCACTTAATTATTACTTCCAATTTGTACCTATCACTGATTCTACTGGAGCTGAAAATGTTGCATGGGGAACTGTAGCTTCTGTAGCTAAAGGTTATGCTGGTCAAGGAACTTATCATTTGGCTGCTGACCAAGAATATTTCTACCTTGGAGAACGAGGTGATAAATATCGTAATGTTGGATTCCCATATACGTTCGATACTACCTACTTGGTAAGCTCTAGCTTGCTATATGATACTATTGACATTACATATAGTTCAGAAGATTCTGGTGCTGTTGGCGTGGAAAATGATTTACGTGTTCTTACGGTACTTTGTGCCAATGGAACTTCTTCTGCTATTGCAAAACTTATCTCAAGTGATGTTAGTACTGCTACATCGGCAGTAGTTGTAATAGGTAATCCTGCATAATATATAATAACCTAAAGGGTGCGGTAAACCACCGTGCCCTTTTTTATTAATGTTATGGAAGATAAACAAAAACTTCTGTTAGGTATTACAAACTGTTTACTTGGTTCATATATTCGTATTAGAGAGATTCATTGGAATACTAGAAATCAAGCAACACATAACCTAACAAATACGCTTATGCCAGAATTAATAGATTATATAGATTCTATTATAGAACTTATGTCTGGCATTATGGAGCGTCCTGGATACGATATACTAAAACCTATCATTCCATCAACGAAAGATCTTAAACCAATTCTACAAGCATTGGTTACAAAAATAGAGACTTGTCAAGAAATGTTGACCGGTCCAGAATACAGGGGGATAATGAAAACCCTTGATGATTTAATTGCAGATTTAAACCGCTGGTGTTACCTAGCAGATAATTTTTAATAAAATAATATAATATATGAATAAAACTATTAAAGGCGAATGTAGAATTTATAATCCAGCAGGTGGACCAATGCCAGATGGATATAATTTAATTAGCCTAGATGAACTTACTTTTGATACTGAGTCGGCAGCCAAAGTATCTGATACGGCATACGATGCCTCAACTTGGGATTCTGTAACCGATATTGCCCCAAGTAAAAATGCTGTTAGAGATAAACTTAACACGATGGATACGGCAATAGGACTTAACACCGCTAAGACGACTAATGCCACCCATACTGGTGAAGTAACTGGAGCAACAACCCTTACAATAGCAGCAAACGCCGTTACAACTGCCAAGATATTAAATGCTAACGTTACTGCCGCTAAATTAGCTCCAGGCGTATTTACAAACGCATACGGATTTAGAGGCATTCCTGCATTGGCTGATGATAACTGGTTTGTAACAACAGCCAATATGAAGGCTACGGCATATACAATTGCAAATGCTGCGCCAGTTGACAGTTTATGTAGAAATATTACTATCACACATACTACGGTAGATGTGGCAGATACATTAACTGGAGGTTTGGTAATTACGGGTACTAATTTTTCAGATGAAGTAATTACAGAAACTATAGCAGTTACAGCAAATTCTACAACTACTGGAACTAAAGCATTTAAAACTGTTACTGAAATAATTGGTGCTGGATGGATTATTGGTGGATCTACTGCTGATACAATTATAGTTGGTACTGGTGGATTGATAGGGTTATCATTCGTTCCATCTAATGCAAATAAATTTTTACTCGGTACACTTGGTACTGGAATCATAAATGCACCAACAGTTGCTGTAGGGGCTACAATAGAAACATGTACAATAAACTGTTCATCTGGAACATATGATGGATCTAAGGCATTAGTTGCATTGTTTAATGTATAGTTATCTATATATCAATACGTATAAATATTATTTTTTTGTATTTAAACTAAAACTTTTCTAGTAAAAGTTTTGTAGTCTCAGATATTTGTTTTATCTTTGCCCTAATTTATAATTTATAAGGAATTATAGGTTAGGGCATTGTTGTAAAATA